TTTCAAAAGTGTAGTGTCATCAGTGTCATAGACTTTTATCTCACTACTGTCAGCAGGAATTGTGATGTACTGAATCTTTTGATTGCTGTTTCCAGAGTCTGTGATCTGTGTGTCTGTGCTGTCAATTCTCACTTTGCCCACACCCTCTGCAAAGATTGGAAGCTTTCCTGCAGTCCCTTCTGGGAGATAGATGTTGTCAGAGGTGATCAGTGCGTTCCTGGAAAGCTCTGGATTGATTTCTTCTTCAAAATAGCCATAGCCATCAACAGCTAGATAGTTGAAGATTTCTGGATTGCTATGATCTAAGAGATTCCCCTGGAGGTCTTTGTAGAAAACAACAGCACTCACCCATTTTGCATGACACTGATAGTCATTGTTGAATGTGATCTCAATGTGATCTCTGACAAGCTCACCGATCTCCAGAACAATGTTGTTTTCAGTTCCTAGCCTTTCCTTGTTGATTGTGTACTTCAAGTCTGCTGCTGAATATGATCCAACAGTTCCAGAGTAGATGTAGAGTTGTAGTTGTACTGATCCTAGTGCCATTTTTTATCTTTTAAAGTTGCCCTCCTTTTCCTTTTCCTGCTCCAGATCCATAGTCTGTACCATCTGGAGGACAGTCCCATGCTGCAACATCTCTGACAATTCCTTCATCATCAATCTGCCACATTCTGAAGCTTCCTGTGTTTGTTCCGATTGTAGTTTTGTTTGTGCTTACTGCATAGTAAAAATTCCCTCCTAGCATTGGAGCATTGTTCAGACACACTTGTTTTCCGAGTGCATTTGTGATTGATGTGGCTGGTGAAGTGACTGATCTGGACACATTCCATGTTCCTGGGCAGTAGCCACTGATTGATGTCATGGCTGTTGCTAGATAGAAAGTGTTTGTCCCACATTGGTTTGCTTTCGCTGGTTGGTTTATGTTTACAGGACAAGAGATTGTCCCAGAGTTGCTGTAGCCTCCAGGAACTGTCACAGTAAATGAAACTGTCCTGGGAGTGTCACTTGAAACTTCTGCAAACTTACCATTGCTGAATCCAGAGTTTGATGATGTGTGTGCTGTGATTGATCCTAAAGCTGCAGATCCGTAATCCACAATTCCAGACTGTGAGATTCTTTGTCCAGATAGGTTTGCAGTTGAGCATGTGAACTCTGGATTTGCTGCAGCCTGCTCAAAGTCTTTTGAACACTCTACAGTTGAGCCTGCGTTTGTGTATCCTGCAGGAGCTGTCAAGTCAAAAAACAGAGTCACTGTTCTGTTTGATCCTGTAGTGTTTGCTGAGTGGCTTGTAATAGCTGACCCTCCAGAGGATGCTTTGATAGTTCCTACAGCAGCAACTGAGTTTGGTTTTGTAATGACTCCAGCTTGAGTGATGCCTCCTCCTGTGAAAGCTGCATCTGAACATGAAAAAGCAACTCCTCCTGGAACACTTACTGTCACAGATATTGATTGTGAGGCTGTACATGATCCAGAGACTCCATCAGTTGCTGAGACAATCACATTTGTTGATCCTCCGATGTTGTTTGAGTAGATTGTGAGTGTGCTGCCAGAAACTGAAGCATTGACTAGTGTCTGATTTGCTACATAAACACTGTAGTTTGTGATAGGGTTTGAGCTTGAGAAATAGCTGCTGAGATTTACTGTGTCAGAATCACCTCCAGAGTCAATTGACACTGCAGAGATTGATCCACTTGCTGTCACTCCTCCAGAACAAGTCACAGGAGGATCAGATGGAGTTGGCTGACTCACAATAAGAGCAGGCTGTTCTATAGTTCTGTCACAGTCAATGTATCCATCTGCAGAGTTTGAGTAGTTTGCAGGAATAGAGATTCTTAAAGTCAGATCTCTGTCTGTTGCTGTTGTCACTGTTGCAAACTTGTCATTGCTAAAATCTGAGTCTGTAGATGTGATTGACAATATAGTTCCTAGTGCTGTTGCTGGTTGACTGATTTGCCCTTGCTGATCTATAGATAGATTTTGGATGCCTGCAGTTCCACACTGAAAAAGTGGAAGAGGAGCAACAGGCTCTGTCAAATTCAAATAGAATGGACTTCTGACATTGATTTTTGTACTCATTTTTCTGCTGTTGTTTTTAGTCTCTGCTCAATATCTAGAGCAAAGCTTTGTTTGATGTCTTTAGGGAGCTGCTTGAATGCTATTGTGAAGGGAGTTGTGAAAAACAGACTAGGCTTTATTCCAGATAGATAGATGCTTCTGGTGATAAGAAACACCAGGCTCTTTCTTTTTGCAAATCTACCTTGATCATCTCTTGTTCCTGGAATGCCTTTTCGTACTACCCAGGAGTCAATTGCATCTCTGAGCCTTCCATTTCCTTTGTACTTACCAGATCCAAACTTGTAGGGACTTCTAGGTGCTTGTTGCTTTCCTCTTCTCTTTGCTCCTGGAGGAAGCTTTCCTGGATTTGCTCCCTGGACTCCTAGATCTACAAAGTTTGCATAATCCTCTGCATAAAATTCAAGCTCTATGATGCCTCTTTTCGTGTCAATCTTTGGCTCACTATATCCTAAAGATTTGGATAGCTTAGAATTGCTCTTCAGCTTCCTTCTAGATTTAGATACAACTGTCTTTCCAAATCTATTGAGTGCTTTCTTTAGTGATCTAAGATCTTTGGCTTCCATTAGCAGCTTGTCATAGTGTTTGGCATTGTCACTGTAAATGATGCAGCAACTCCTGCTAGGTTATTCTCAAACCTCTCTGTGAAAAACTCACATGAGAAGGGAGTGTCTAGTTGATAGCTGTGCCTGTAGTCTGATTTGCGTTCCAGGACTGCATGCAATCTTCCTGCAACTGCAAGCTGTGTGTTCAGCACATCAATCTCATTGTTGTTTCCTCTAAGTTCTGAGGTGTTCTCTTCTTTTGAGATGTCAACTAGATCCATGAGAATCACACCTACATCTACAGAGATTGTGTTTGCATTGATTGTGGCATTCTGCACCTGGAGGTGACAGAGTGGATAGATGTTTGATCTGTTGAGGTCAATCTCTGTGATGTCTCCCTGGGTTACCTTATTGACAAAAGGCTCTGCAATAGCAGCCTCCTGGAGATCATCAATAACTTTGAAGTAGGTATTCATATTGTTTTGATAAATATTGGAGTGAGTTCCTCAACTGTTTCTATTTTCATTGTCACGAACTCTTCAAGCCATTCAAGAGCTTCATCAAAATCCATGTCTTTGTCTGCTACCAGGACACAATCAATTGCTTTCCAGAAGTCATAGATGGCAACCTTTGGATCAGATGCAGAGATTCCTATCAGTGCATTCTCAAACCCATCAGACAAGATGATCTCTTCATCATCCAGGAGCAGTGATCTGTCATATAGTGAGTTGATCAATTCAGCTTTGTTTTGCATTTTTTATCTTTTTTAGTTCTATCTCTGTTTTTTGTTTTTCAAAACTCAACCAGGTCAGACATGCTGCATAGTTTAGATTTGAGATCTCTTCAAATTTTGTCAAATCACCTTTTGCAATTTGATAGAAGGCTGTCCACCAGCCGAAATTCTCTCCAAGTGCTTCCTCATTTGTGGAGACAGTTTTCTCACTTGTTTCTGTAAATAGAACTCCAAATGTTTCAGAGACTCTTTCCTTAAACTTTGCAAAAAAAAAATTGCTCCTAGAGCTACATCTAAGGGCATGTCTTTCATGTTCTCTCTTTTGTCTGAGTCATAGTCCTCTATCAAATACTGATCTTTGTGCTTCTGCTTTACTTTCCTGTAGAGAACTCCCATTGCATCATCCATTGTGTCCCAATCACTCATCAGTGTGTCTAGATCCACAAACTCTCCAAAGCTCATGTCTGTCAGCACAGGGATGAATCCATACTCAGTGCCATTCTTTTCAAACCTCTGGATCAGCTTTGGTTTCTCTTCAAACATCTTGTTTATGATCTCTGTGACCTCAACAATTGATGTGAACTTGTACTGATCAACTTCTGGGAGTGGAACTCCACAAAAGATCTCTACTGTCTTTTTTCTCAGAAAGTCTAGATCTGGATCTTTGCCCAGGATCTTGTTAAATTTCTGGTATTGTCCCAGAGTAAGCTCTGAGAGTTTGTTTGGTACTGTGAGCTTTTGTGTTTTCATTTATTATAAAACGGATGTGTTTGTGTTTATCGGTCTAGGATTCTACAGGAAATTGTATTGTCCCTCGTATGGATTTTTGAGCTGATAGCTGATTGCATATCTGAGGCTGTCTAAGGCGTGATTGTATTTGTCAATCGGTGTGTTTGATTTTCTGTCTAGCCAGATGTAGTTGTTCAGCTCTTTGATTAGATGCACAGCCTGGTCATCACTGTGGATCACTAGATCATAGTCCTGGAGCATGGCAATGCCGAATGTCACACTCCCTTGACCTTTGATGCTGGGTTTGATGTTGCATGTGCTTTTGAGTTCGTGGATAAGTCTGACCTCGCTGGAGTCTGCAATGATCAGAGAATCTCCTGCATGTTTTCTGTAGAGTGTTCTGAGATCTGATGTTGTTAGTGCCTTGAGATAAAAGCAGAGCTGTACATAGATGATCTTTCTGTCTTTGTCAATTGATGTTTTCAGAAGCACATTCTCATCCTGGGAGAAACCAAAGTCAGCACCAAAGACTGCTGGAGATACTTCCTGGAACTCTCCTAGTTTCCAATTCGTATAGATCACACCTTCTGATCTCTCAATCCAATTCCCTTCAATAACAGCTTTGTATCTCTC